CCGAGCAGTTCTTCTTCCGTCAAGTCAAAGACGCACCCGGACCAGTCCACAACCTCAACCGACGTTCCAAGCAGGCTTGGTTGATTGCACGGTGCCACCTCCACAGAGATCGTTGCCACAGTGAGTCCGACGTAGTCGCCTGTCCCAGCGTCGATCGCAGTGATCTCACCCTGAATCTGATCTCCACCACCACTCGGCTCCAGCCTGATCCAGAAGCCCGAGATGTCCTGCACGACTACGAACCTATCTCCGACAGCAACATCCTGCTCTGCCGTGTTGATGACCTTGAACTCCTTGTTGACCTCCTTGAGAGCAACCTCGGATTCGCTGGTCTGATTGACGAGTACAGGCTTGGCGTTGAATGTCTTGCAAGTGTCTCCGTCCCGAGCAAGTGCCGTGCTCGTGGCTTCGACAAGGATCGCCCTGGAGTGTTTCATCAGAAGTTCCTCCACTCCGAAGGCTCGAAGTTGATTGCGAACGCAGTCCTAGCCTCGGTCTGAGGAAAGACCTTACCGGTCCACCTGCAACCTGCAACCTGCGCTGCACCACCGTTGGGTGCGATGTACGAGACCTCGACGTGCTGAGACTGTGCAGAGAGCCCTGCATGTAGATTCGCAGCCACTGCGTCTCGAAGCGTATCCCACTCGACGTTCGACACGTCCGACTCCGTACTGGACACGGGTCGTATCCAATCGTGGAACACGACCACGTTCCCTGTACCGCTGGGGCTAATCTCGATCGTCTTGCTAGACCTTGTCGGGACTCCGTTGGTAAGCGTGTAGTAAGCGGACAGGATCTCCGCAGTTGTCTTGACGTTCCCGCTGGAGTCGGCCTCGACCCGTGGCTGTTGGCACTGAAACACCGTACCACCCGCCGTGACTGACAGAGCGTCGTTGCTGAACGGGCTGGGCTGGATTAACGCCGTGGCCTTGGGTAGTCCAGCAAGAGTTGGTTCGGTGAACACCGCCGCTGCATAGGTGATGTCATCGTCACCATGAGCAACGGACAATGCTCTCCTACCAAGGAGCATGACGTTGGAGTCGTTCGGCTTCCACAGCCTGAGAGCACCGTGCTGGTATCGGGACTTCTTCCGAGCGTTGCCAATCCCTGCCCAGTTAGTGAACACGTCCTCTGGGGAACTAACCGTCTCCAACACGTTCGATTCGTTCCATACCTTGGCAGTACACTGGAACTTCTTCTCGTAGGTGACCGGTGCCGTGTACAGAACAAAGTCCTTGGCCACAGTAGCAGGAGGCTGTCGGTACGTTCGCTCGTCAAGGTTCGGAAGTGATCCTGTCCCCATGAGTCCAAAGACGTAGGTCTGACTGACGGGGTTGTAGACCATCCTGCATCCGGAACGAGACAGGAGTTCGTCCAATGCGATGTCAGCCCGCTTTCCTCTCCAGTCAGCCAGAGGCTTGTACGAGGGGCTGGATGCCACCGTAATGTTCAAGCCTGACGCTGCGGCGATTATCCCTACAAGATCCGATACGGACTTCTCCGAGGCTGAATAGAGGTTCCCTTGGCAGTCTCTCTGGTTGTAGTTCTCGGCGAGATAAACGTCCTTCAGCTTCCACCGCGAGTCCTCGAACACCGTCCGGATGAATGGACCGTTCTGCCGTGGACCCCGAACAATCTTCAGGTCGCTCCACTGAAAGGTCGTGCTCCGTGCCGTGATTGTCAGGTTGGCCTGGAACGGACATGACGTGAGGTTAGTGGACCCAGCAATTAGCGTATCTACAACGATCTTCCCAGGAGCAGAACGGCTACCCTGAAAGATGTCGAAGCATGTGACTTCAGGCCAGTTGCTGAGGGTCGCTTCCATTACGTGTACCAGATCCCAGGGGTTGGGTTAGTTGCCGTTGCCCGAAGGAAAACATAGCGATATTCGGTGACGTAGAACACCGTCTTTGCTGCACTAGGATGCCCGAGGATCATCGGACTCTTTCGTTCGACAACCTTGCCTGGTCCGTACATGTCCCCAGGCCACCACGGAGCAGGAGGCATCGGGTGCGACGACAGGCCTACAACACGTCCCTGTTGGACCAGCGTGACAGGTGTGTACTGGCTGATGTCCTCTCGAATCGGAACTCCCTGCCACCTAGTCCTGAACGTCCAGTCTGCACCACCGTCTCCGTGCTCTGACACCGTCTCGTGAAAGGCAAGGATGTTCGAGTAGGACTGCTTGATGATCGCTTCTAATTCGATCGTGAACGTCCTGGTGTTGGCGTACTCTGCTGGCGATTCGTAGTCCCAACTTGCGCTGACGATCTTGTTGCCGCTCAGGTTGTTCACATCGTTGGTGTTGACGTAGTGCGGAGTCTTTACGTCCGTGCCTACGAACCTGAACCCGAAGTCTTGGTAGTCGTTGACATACGCTGCTTCGAGTTGGGAGATCTTGGTGTCGACCAATGCTGGCGTTAGCGGAGTCCCGATGTCGTCGCAGAAGTTCCCTCCGATCTGCATCCTGTACTTCGATGCCCACCGGAATCCCTGCTCGCTCACCTGCGGGATCAACTCGATCCGCTTGGGATACACCTCTCCGGCAGGGTGCTTGTACGATCCGTACTCGAAGTAGATCTGGCTCATCGGATGTCGTGCCCCTCTGCTTCGAGCGACCTTGAAAGCGAGTTCAGCCTGCGAGTCAGGGTCTTGATCGAATCGGCAACAGACTGTGCAAACCTTCCCATCTCAAGGCTGAACTCGTCTACAGCAGTCTGGACCTCGCCAACGTCGTTCAGGTTCCGCAAGTGATTCATGTCGAGCATCGGTGCGACAGGAGGTCCTTGCTTGTCCCGGTTGAGCCTCGGACCTTTTCCTTGGTCTAGCGGAAATGGCTCGGCTTTGTTCAACCCCATCTCCCGAGTCGCGTCAAGGTACGACTCGTAGTCCATCCTGGAGATCGGACTGTCGAACGCCTTGACCGGAGAGACCTGGTCCCGCTTCTTGAGCCGCTCGCTTTTCTGCGGAGTTGTAGGCTTGAGCGTTTCCTGGATCTGCCTCTTGGACTGCTTGGCCTCCTCCGTGCTGAACCTTGTCAGAGCGTCCGTAGCAATGTCGGTTAGCGTCTGGCTGATGTCGATCTGGGTCGTGGCTTTTGCTGTCTCCCTACCGAGATCCTCCATCCTGACCGCAGCATCGATCTTGCCCGAGGACCACTGGTGCCCCTCGATGTCGAACGAAGCCATAGCATCCTTGGTTGTGGCAAGGCGTGCCATCAGTTCGATAGCGTTAAGACGCTGTTCCTCTCGGTTCACTTAGCACCTACGCAGGGAACTTGTTGTAGACCTTCAGTGTCGGGTCCGTGGCTGGGGTCGTACCTGGATACGACTGCAAGTTGACCTGCAAGAACGTCTCGGACTTGCCTCGCGTTCCCGGGCTGACCTTGGGTCCGTACAGCCTCGCAAACTGGAAGTTGGTCTGGCTTGTGGAAACACCGAGGTTCTTGCTCGACTCGAAGTTGAGCGACCCGGCACCGTCTAGCGGCGTCCAGTACAGATTGTCCAGTGTGTTCGAGCACATCGGCAACTGTGCTTGGAGCATCGTTCGCCTGCCCTCAGACCTGATGCAGAGCGGACGCAGCGAGTTACGGATCAACGGAGTCAGCATGTTGTCGTACATCAAACTGAATCGCTCGAACGAGTATTCGTTGTTGTTGAGCGTCAGTGTCGAGTCAGCCATCAGCCAGTACAGGTTGTTGGTTGACAGTCGTGCCGGAGCAGGATTCGGCCAAGTGCCCTGAACCTCGTCCTTGCCGATGACCGAGATTACCGCAGTCACAAGACTCGGCTCCTCCGACATGGCCTCCGCCGTGATCAGAAACTTGTCGACTTGGCACCCGTTGTACCGAAACGTTCCCTGGTCTCGCTTGACGATTATGTCGAACGACGGAGAGAGCAGCCCTGGGAAGTGTGTGTCGGATACCTCGGTCCCGCGAAGGACCAACGGCAGCCACACGTCCAGTTCCTTGGCAGACATGTTCATCACCAAACTGCCTTCAACCCACGCTGGCCCCTTCCGGATATGGTCCGCGAACAGGTCCAGACTTCCGGTGATCCCCTGGTTCCCAACGATGGGCTCGCCGTCACCCTGAACACTCTTGAGTGCAAGGTTCTCGGCAACAAAGTCGAACCTCGTCGTGGTGGCTCCAACGACAATGCAGACTTCGCTTAAACCACCCTGCGATCCGCAGTCACAGATACTGTTATTAGCCACGTCGGGACTCTCTTACGAAGCAGGTGATTGTCATGAACGAAGCATCGACTCCGTCCTTCAGTTCGGCCCATTCAGGCAATGCACCGGCTGTTACAGTACACCCAAGTTCACAAGCAGAATCTAGTGTAACTCCCAATCGTCTTTGCTGAAACCGTTGGCGAATGTTCTGTTCCCAGACGCCAACTCTCCAGTTGCTACTGAAGTCCTCTGTCATCGTACCCTGTGCCACTGACACGAAGTATTGATACCCCATGTCCTCCCGCTCGTTCGTACCCGGAAGTTCGCTGGGTTTCAGCGGTACGATCGTGATCCCCTCGCAGATGCTCATCTTGGGATCGTCCCTGCCCATGTTTGGCTTCCCCTTCTGGAGATTGACGTAGGGCTTCAGGCTCGACCGTGCGATCTCCGGATTGCTCGGGAGTTCCGAGGTCAGGTCCGTGAGCAACTGCTCGACGATCTCCTTGATCTTGTTACCTATCTGGTAGGCGTGCATCAGGTCGGCCTCCCAGTCACTGTGCCCCACTGATATCCCATGTGAGGGGTGTTGTACGGATCGACCGAGGCCTTGTACCGAGCGTCGTCAGACTGGGTCATCTGTAACTGGCGAATGAACTCCTCCAGTTTCTTATCGGCCTTACTGCCCTTGGTCTGCCGAAGAAGTTCGTACTCTGCCAGTCGCTTGTAGGCCTCCGTCATGACCCCTGGCTGCACGTCTACGATGTCCGAGATGTAGAACGCTCGGTTACTGAGAGACGAGTCCACAGGAGAATCTAGGATGACCTGCGTTGAACTGCTGACGTACCGGATGATCCGCTGGGTCTGAACCAACGAGTCCGACGACAGGGACTTTAGCAGTTCCTGATCGTTGTTGATCCCGACCACCAGCGCAGCCCCGACGTGGCTGCTGTCGAAGATCGCGTGAGAGGATGTTGCCGTGGCTCCGGTCACTCCGATTGTCGCTGCGGAGTTACCGACTCGGTGGTGCTTCATCGACTCTGGGTAACGCTCGAAGAACATCGAGAGTTCCATTCTGTCTTGGAACGGAGGCCAGATCGACAGCATCAGGTCGCCCTGGTTCCTCTGGTCCATCGTGATCGCACTGAACCTGCGGTCCAACTCGGAGAACCCAATCCACCTGTAGTAGTCTTGGAGGCTCTGGA